GGCGCCTTCTACCTGGAGTTGGAATGTGGCGTCGTCGACAGGCGACACGCCGAGAGAGAAGACTTGATCGCCAGTACCGTCGCCCACGCCGATGACGCGACCGGTAATAGTTTGCCGCTGATCGACCTGCACCGCGTTGATTCCCAGCCAGCTCACTTGCAAGTTGTCGGACAGTCGCAGGCAGAGCCACGCAACCAGGCTTCCCGCGACAGCTGGATCATCAATCCGCGGCGGGGCTGGACCTACCCCGGCATTCGGCAATTTGTGGACATCGTTCTCCGGAACACCGATATCCGAAGCTTGCGGTAACGCCAGACGCAGCGTACCCGTTTGGGTGAGACCGCCTGTAGTATCGCTTCCAGGCACCTCGTCCAGAGTGGCAAACTGTGGTGTGCCGTCCGGTAACGGTAACAAGCTGATCTGCCAGGTGTGGCGAACCGGGGGACGGGTGCTGCTGATATCGGCTGTGACACCCGGGATATCCGTTGCGGCTTCAAATCCCACGTTTAAGAAAACCTGCTGAGAACCGCTGCCGAACGATTTCCGCACGTTCACCGGATCGGCCTGTGCGCCCGCCAGCAACGCCACCCAAATGCACTGGTCAACCGTGTTCTGCGCGATGCCGAATCCCTCATTGTCAGGTTGATTCGAATCGAACAACGGCGTGGTCACATAAGGCGCAATCGGCGGATTGATCTTATAAACCTTCGTCAATCCGGCGATCACGGGTCTTAGTGTGTTTAGGGATTTCGTGTCGAGTTTGCGTTTGTAGTAACACTTGCCCGTGATTGGCAGCACCGCGATTTCGGAAAGCGTTTCAAAGTTCACCGGTCCGCTGACAGTCGCGCCGGTAGCCACCGAGACGGCAGTGGTCGCAGTTGGGTCGGTAAACGCGAGCAAAATGATGCCTTGCGCTGGCATCGCCGGCCGCATCTGCTGACCCAATAGCGACAGAAATGCGAGACGCTGCCGCTCCGGGATCAAGTTCACGCGATACAGCAATGCATCCCCAAGCCAGGAGAACAAGTCGATAATGGTTCGGCCAGGATCGCCAATGACTGGATTCGTCCACTCTGGCGTATGCGCCGGAATGCGCGCGACGAGCTCGCTCACCAGATCGGTGAAGCTGCGGTCGTCGAGCGCTGGAGGACTGAATGGCAATCTTATGCTCCCGACGCGATCGTGGCGCTGACCTGATCTACGACGCCCGTTCGCAACAGACGATAGGTGACTGTCACGAGCACCTGCGTCGGCGCCTGACGCGATGGGTCGACATCAATTCGATCTACAGATACGCGCGTCTCGTATGTGCTTAGCGCGGATGCAATGGCGTCTTGAATGCGACGACGAGTGGTAACCGTGTTATCTTCGTGAATGAACTGCTGCAGCCCTGCGCCGAAATCGGGTCGCATGAGTTGCTCGCCGGCTTGCGTGCTCAGGATCACGCGGATGCTTTCGCGTACGCTGCGCTCCAATGTCGGCCAGACAAGATTGCCGCCGATTGGGTAAGGCAGCAATGGCCAACCGATGAGCGGATTGATCTGCAAAGTTTGCGGCATACACTACTGCTTCTTCGGGATCGGAATGCAAATCTTGATGAACGCCATCCAAAAAAAAACGATGTTCAGCAACGATAGAAAGATATTGAGCACGAAAAACGCGCAGATGGTGATGATGGGAAGGCTGAATGAACAGATCCAATCGATACCCAACCCGCCATTTCCTCCTCCGCCCGATCCACTCATCAGTCCCTGCATGTTGCTCGACTGCAGCATCTGTTGCAGCCCGCCGGAAACGCCAAAACTAACGTTGTGCCCAAGGCTTTTTAGCAGATCGCGATTTGTGGGGTCAGGCAAAGGAATGAAGATCGGCGGCTGTTTGCCCGCTTCATACCATGCTGCCAGCGTGTAGGGTCCCGATGCCTGCGTCCAGACGATGCGCGGCGGGCACTGGGGTGTATCTTTCACGCGGATGAAAACACGCACGCGGTACAGACGATTCGGTTCATCGAAGCGGCCAGTGTTGGGAGTGATACCGGCGCTCTTCGCAGTCAAAGCGCCTTTGATGGCCTGGTAAATGGCGTCTGCCTGCCCCTGCGTGACATCAGTCCACATGACGGGCATGTTGAACGAATCCGATGGGAAGGGTGCATTGTCGGAGCCAATCAGAACGTTGTTGGCAAGCTGCAAGAGATCGCCCAGCGTTCGGACTGTCGAATCCGGGCCCACCACTGTGATCTGATTTACCGCATCCAGAAGCGCATTTCCGGTAGGTGTATTGTCGAAAATGCCGTATTGAACAACAGTTGCTTGCACCAGCGCCAGGAACGATCTGAAATTCGGATCGATGTTGTTCTGCGCCAACCAATCCGTCGAACCGTATCGCGACGTAATCTTCTGCCCGGCTAGTGGCGCCGCGTGAGAACCGGCCTTGAGCAAAATGGGAATAGTAGTCGGTAAGGTGTCGTCTGAAGCTAGAGAAGGCGTTGCGGCGACCGCTGTTGCCGAGTCGGCGGTGGGCACCACGCCAAAAATTACGGACTTGTTCAAAGAGGAGCAGACATCGTGCCGCGCAACAAACGCTGGAGTAGTCGCCTCTTTGTAGGTAATCTGAGTCCGCGCGTACAGCGAATCGAGGTACGCATTGCCCGAACCAAGTCCTTTGCGACGAGTGGGATCGGGATCGAGTTCGCCTTCCGCCTTCGATAGCAGCCGCCATCCTTTGCTGCCGTCACTGCCATCGCACCATGCTTCCAACAGTTGCTTGGAATCCTGCTGCGTCGTCGCATCCCGGTAAACTCGCCGGATTACAATGCCCGCGCTATCAATGCTTCTGGGGTCTAGGCGCGGCTCCATAGGCGACTGACAGCATGCTTCTGTCACTGCAACAACAGAGCTGCGCTGCATCGGATGACTGAGTTTACCGGCAGTCCCTTCGCTTGTTGTCAGAACATCCTGAGCTAATGCTGCGACGTCTTCCGCCGTACCGGAGAGTTGCTTCAGGAGGTCGGACACGAGGTTCGTAGTTGGGCGGTCGAGCAACAGGGGCGGAAGTGCGGGAAGACCCGGCAAACTGAACCCCCGCAGAACCACAGGATGGTTCACCATACATTCCCTGCTCCTGGTGTGTACGCTGGAGACGACACCATCGCCGTGGCAACAAGCTGCTGGCACTGAACCACACCACTGAACTCAGTCATAGCCGCGTCCACCGTCACTTGGCCTGCAGTGATCTCGACTTCCGAAGCATTGACGAAAGCCGTACCGGTGGTATCAACCGTCACGCCGTCCGAATCGAGCTCCACCGATGTGCCGGATGGGAGCGAAAGACTGATCTGTCCACCGGATTCGTCCGTCAACGTGCCTTTGACTCCGGATGGCGTGATGAATTCCACGCGAGGCGCTCCTCCCTGCGCGGGCTCCACAATTGCGATACGCGTGCCAGCCTTCCCGACAAATAGCCAGCGATCGACACTTGCACCTGATCCTCCGAACGTGTCGGGTGCACGGTCGGCTCCGTTCCACATCGAGCCGACCACAATGGGATACCGCGAGTCGCCTTGCACGAACATGACAAGGACTTCGTCCCCGATGTCGGGCATGAAAAATGCTCCCCGCTTGGCCCCCGCGAACGGAACCGCCACCCGCGCCCAAATGGAGGCTTCTTGACTGAGGCTGCCCCTGCAGTTGTAAAGCTGAATCTGAACGCGGTTGAGATTCTCCGGGTCCTGTACATTCACCACCGTAGCTAAGACGGGGTAGACGCTCAGCCCTGCCGCCGGAGTAGATAGGATAGAAGCCGTCAACCGTTGCCTCCTAACATTCCGCACTCCGCTTCGAATTCGGTTTGATATCCAATGACCGTGTTGAAACGATGGCGCGAGCGTGTGACGTAGTAGGTGTTGCTAAAACGCGGGCCCAGCCCGCCAAGCGTGACGAACGTGCCGACGCGGATTTCCGGATTACCCACGCATACGCCCTTCGCAACTACAAATCGGCGCGCTCGCGCCGTGAATACGGCGTCCGCGATTGCTTGCGCCTCCTTCTCGTCCTTCAACGCAAGGTGCGCAACGTGCTCTTCCCTGTCCCCGAACGCGTTGCTGAGAACGCCCGAGCCGGGCGTGCCTGATCCCGGCATGGACGGGCCGTTGCCGCTGCTAGACACCGAAATCGCCTTACCGTTTTTCACGTCCCAGCCACTCGCAGTCACGGACGTCACCTGGTGCGCCAAGTCGGCCAGCAGACGAACGGAAGTTAGCTCATAGTTCAAGTGCAGCGTGACCTCGTTGCGTTTGACTTCCGAGCGCGGTGAGACCTGCAGTTGTTTCCCGACCACCTGCATGTCGCCGTCGTAGCGTGCTAATAGTCTGCGAAGGAAACCCAAATCCGTCTCATTCAGTTGCACTTGGGTAGCGACGGGCTGATCGAGTCCGGTTACTTTTACTTCCAACGACAGACCCTGCCCGATTTGCCGGATAATATCCGCTGGACTCTTATTCGTAAAGACTGCTGTTTTCCGCGTGAGGCGAGCCTGTTGCAAGTCGTCCTCCGCGAGAACGTGGAGTTCCGGTGGTGCGTTTTCGGGAAAACGCGCGTCGAGGGCGCTCACCTTGCCGCGAAAGATTTCTCTTGGCGTGAGGTCTGACCCGGCATATACCGAAATCGAGAGGCCGTGGCTCAACACACGCCCGTCTTCAAAGGCAAAATCGGCTGAGCCGTTCTGCTTGCTATTCATATTGCTGAAACGAAGTTCCAAGGCAGACATTCCCCCCACCTCTTCACTCATTTCCATGCCGATTAGCAGCGATGTCGCAAGGTCAACGCCTTGTCCGAGAATCTGAAGCGTTGGTGTTGTGTTGATGACTCCGAGGGGCATGTTCTAATCCGCGTCCAAACGGGAACCGCGCTCCGTCATCACTTCAATCATTCGGCGAATTTCCGCCGGATCAACCGTTTTCTTTTCGGTTTGCTGTTGATCGGCGCCGGTAGCGATGGGCACCTTCACGACAGAGGCTTCAATTTGCTCAAAAATCACAGCCATGGTTCAATCTCCGAATTGCAGGACATCTGCGAGGCTCCCGCTCGCCCCTACGTTGGCGGACAATCCCGGCGAACTGTTTTGCAGCGAGATACCGCCCAGTCCGAACGGCGCGCCCACGGCAGTAGACGATGTTACGGTGGCAGTTTGGCTTCGGATACGGCTTACATTCAGGCCTGCGAGCGACTGTGTGCTTGATGCTGCGGCAGCACGCAATCCGGCAAACGCTCCGGCCGTTGCTGCAACTCCAGCGCTCGCCGATGCTCCTGCGGATGCACTCGCTCCAGAGGAAACACCGATACTGCCGCCGATCCCAACTCCCCCTCCCACGCCAATGCCCGCGCCGGCGCTCGCGCCAACACCGCCACCGATCCCGATGCCAACTCCGGCTGAAGCAGTCGCAAAGGCCGTTGGTCCTTGCAGCGAAACTCCGCCTCCGACGGCGATGGAGGCTCCGCCGGTAAACCGAAGGCTGTCGAGTCCATTCGCGCTGGCAACGCTGCGCGACAGCGATGGATCTCCACCGCGAGTCGCCACCGAGGTGGCGCTATCAAAGCTGCTGGTCGGCGCCACAGAAGCTGATTGCGGGTGTGCCGGATCCACTTCGTTGAAGACATCGGTCTGGGAAGCGATCGTTAAATTGATACTCGCGCGCAGCGGAACACCATTACTTGAGAAGAAATCTATGACCTCTTTGTACTGCTGCACCATGCCTTTGAACTTGTAGGTGCCCCACTCAAACTGAACCACTGGCGGAACGTTTCCCTGCTTTCCAGAAGAATCGGCTCCCGGCTGCATCAACTGCGCGACGGCCTGCGTACGGTTGCGCACATCATCGCCAGTATCCGTTGTGTCGTAGATGAGGTCCATGGTCAGCTTCCCGCTACTCTGCGTGACGTACTGGCGCTGTACCCCGTCCTTCGACGGTTCACTCAACGTGTTTTCGATCGTGTACTGCAAGGAGGCGGGATTAAATTGGATGGGAACCGCCGTGGTATTGCCGCCTTGCAGTACCGTGAATACAGCCTGTGTCATGTTGACAGCGCCATTCATCATGCAAACAAGCTCCCAAGAGTCGGTGTCACAATGGACAGCCGCTCATAGATGAGGTGCAACTCTTCAATGCCCACCTCTGCACCTTTGGCGTTGAGATCAGCGGCCTTGAACTTAATCGGCAGCGCGCGATCAAGCTGCCACGCTAAGCTGGCGGTGCCGTCGATGTCGTACACGTTGATGATAACGGCCAAACGCTGCGAGTAAGCGCCGTTGTTCACCGATTGAAACCACTTCCACAGGTCGCTGGATGTGGAGTAGCCGCGCTTCAGAATGACCGTCGAGAACGTGACTGTACCCGCACGCTGGTGTGCGCCATAGTTGAGGCCGCCTTCACGAATCGCCTTGGGTTCCATGGTGGCTTCGAGGCCCGTGCAGTCGGAAAAAGCTCCCTGGCAAAGGGAAACAGGCTGGCTTGCGCCGCCGCTCGTCACGGAATCCGTTCGGAAATCCACATGGAAGCGGAACGTGTGCAGGGGCGTAGTGAAAACCGCCATCACGCAACCTCCGCGATAGCAGCGGGACTCACCTGCGTAATGTCGCCCGACGAAACGACCAGGGTCACGCGAATGGATTCGATGCTCCACGCGGGTGTCAGAGTCACTTGCGCAATAACACGGCCGGCATCAATATCGGCCTGCAACATGGTGCTGCGATCACAACGGACCCAAAACGCATCGTTCATCGATTCGCCGTCGAGCGCGCCAGCTTGCCAGAAACGGGTGAGAAGTGCGGTCAAGCTCCCTTGCACGCGACCCCAGAGTCGAGGTCCCGAAGGCATGAACAGAAGTGCTTCGCCGGTTTGCCGTGCTGCGCGGTTCAGCATCTCCATCAGGCGCCGAATGGGCGCCAAACGGTAATTTCCGTTCTGAGACGTCGTGACGTCGGACAAAAGCCTGTATCCGGCAGGCGTCGGGCCGAAAAAACTCACGAGTTCGACAAGGATCGACTGGTTAGTGGCCGCCGGATGTTCTTCCGGAATCGTGTATGTGTCGCCGCTCAGTTGCGGAAACGTGTCATAGATCTGATTCGGGATTGTGCGTGAAGCATCTTTATAGGCGCCGCTGGAGATCGCGTTGCGGGCCAATATACCCGCGAGCGTTCCATCCGGCGGAATGATGCCTTCCGGCAACAGCGCCGATTCATCGCTGACGAGCCAGGGATAGCAAACCTGAACAAAACCGCTGCCGAATGGAGTGATCGCACCCGCGGGAGCATCATTGGGCAGAATGGGGATCAGATCATTTCCCGAACCAAAATTTGCTGGATCAGAAGGCAGAGGCAGCGCAACCAGCAACTGCGCTTCACGACTCACTCGCATTCCGGCAAATGTTGAGACAATCGACTGAATTGTCTGCTGCCACAAGCCGTAAGCCGCTTGATCGCACCTGGGAGCAGATTCCATAGCGGCGGAGCTATCGGGCAGCTGCGTGGCGAAGCTCTGAGTCGCATCGCATTCTACGAACACTTCCGGCCCTTGAGGCACAGCCGGTTGACTGATGGGCGGCGGCACATCCGCTACACCAACAAGCTCGGGAAGATCCGGCAGGAGCAGAAATGAGACATCTTCCAGCCCGACAATGGCCGCAGCGTTCAACCAAGTGGTGGGGTCGGACTCCGATACAGGCCCGGGAACGTAGCTGCGAAGCAGATGACTGGCCGATACGGCAACATTTGCGCGCGTGTTGCTTGCCGCCATTGAAAGTACGTAACACTTGCGTCCCCCTTGTGAGAAGAACGACCGCACGGCTGTTCCTAGATATGTTGGGCCGCCCATACCATCTCGAGTGCGGCTTTCCCATTGGAACAGTCCATCGAACACAGCCCAGTTTTCGATTGGGAGCGGAACTCCCGTAATCTGCACTGGCCAGGAATGTGAATTCAGCCAATCGTTCATTTCGGGAGTCGGCGATTTGTTCGCACGCGGAGTGATCAGACCTACGAAACACGCCACATCTGCGCGGACGGGTGGCCCGTCGCTAATAGCCGCTTGCCGATGGAAAGAAAGGCCGTTCATCCAGAATTGCCTATGCTGTTCCCGGCCGGATCTCAAAGTTTTCGACAGAAAGCACGATCTCCTCAACCGCCAGATCGCCTTTGGTCGCGGCCAGCGTCGGGCCTGTGTACTTCATAGGAATCGCGTTGTACAGCACCCATTTCTGAACCGGTTTCTGCGATTCGTCGAATAACGTCACCGTCACAGTCTTCTGGCCGTCCGTACCGTTTGTGCGGACGTCAGAAATCCATTTGTAAAAATCCATTGAGTTAACCACGCCCCGCTTCAGCGTGACGTCACCCTGTTTGTAGAGACCGGGCACCTTGCGGACGTGGTTAAGCGCTTCGTTTCCGACGCGATACTCCGATACGTGAATCTCGGTGTTGAGCCCGCTGACGTCGGAGAATCCGCCCAGCAGCGTGTCAGGGCCGGGAGTCTGCCCCCAGTTCACCTGAAAATTGAATGCGCTGTACGGATAGTTTCTTCCAGTCGATGCCATAGCTACCTCCTCCTGTTGCTGACTCGCTTAATTTGTTGCATCTGCCGTCTTTTGCCCGATCCGGAAGATGACAAATTCGGCCGGTTTAATGACCGCCACTCCAATCAGGCACACCATGCGCCCGTTATCGAGATCGGCCTGCGTCATTGTGCTGCGGTCACATTTGACGAAATAAGCCTGTTGAGGCGTATCGCCCAACAAAGCTCCACTCGTCCACTCGCTCCGCAGAAAATCATCAAGCGCCTCTCGAACCCTGGTCCACAAAGCCGGGCCATTACTCTCGAAAACTGCCCATTGCAGACCGTTGTCGATGGACGCCTCGAGATAGATCATGTAGCGGCGAACACTGATGTAGGTAAAGTCCGGGTTGGAGCTGATGGTGCGCGCGCCCCAAACACGGTTGCCGCGATTCGGAAGACTGCGCAGACAATTGATTCCCAGCGGATTCAACAGCTCCTGTTGTCCGAAACTGATGTTCCGCTCAAAGCCGAGTGCATCGATCACTACCTCGTTCGCAGGCGCCTTGAACACACCATTCGCGTTATCGGAACGGGCATATATGCCGCAGATAAACCCGGAAGGCGGCAGATTGATCTCTTGCGGAATCTGGCTATTGTTCGCTTGGGCCAGTGGATTGGCAATTCTGACCCACGGATAGTAAAGCGCTGCGTAAGTCGAATCGATTCCCGATTTCATCGTTTGTACATCACTAGGCATCTGTCCCGCCGGAGTGTCGAGCACAGCAACACGGTACGCGCGCGGACGACTCACGTGAGCGAGTAAACCCTGATAGACGGCTGCGGTGGCGTCCGCATTCCCGTACGCAGAAGATCCTGGCGCCGCTACGATCGAGATGTCTTCCAACGGCTCAAACGTAAGCAGGGCATTGTCGATTTGCCCGGCCGAAGGAGTCTCTCCATCGTCGCCGCCCACCATCGGAACCGTGATGCTCAATTTTGTCGTAAAGGGAAGCGTTGCTCCCGGGGTGCTCACTTTGGATACGGCGAACCCCAGAACCGTCAGCATGTCTGCGCCGTTGGGGCTGGGACCCCCGACTTCCACCGCAATCGGCTGCTCGAGGTAATCCTGCCTGCGGTAAGGAACAGCCGCTAACATGCTTCCGATCCAGCGGGGATGCGCAGGGTCAAGACCAAGCCCGTTGTAGGAGACCGTCACACCTGAGGCAGAGGTAAATGTCAGCGTAGCCGTAACCGTGTACAACTGCGGTGCCGGACCGCCACCAGCTCCGGTTGGCAATGCGGGGTTGAAGGTGCCGTCGTTCTGCTTCACAAACCCGGCCAATGTAGGCGGACTGCCCGCAGCTCCTGGCGTAACGGTGGCGAGCACTGAACCGGCCGGAAGACCGGCTTGTGCGCTTTGTGCTGTAAGCGCACCAACGACATCAAGCCGCACGGAACCATTGCCTTCTCGACCGGGAAATCGGGATACAAACTGCAGACTGGTTCCTGCCGGGGCTGCCGCCGGTGGGGTCGTCATCGCCGCAGTCGTGAAGATGTTGGAGTATGCGTACCCAAATGTGGCGAAGGCGCCGGCAGCAGGCGTGTTCGCGCCAAAAACACGCGACACGTATAACAAGGATCCGCCGTTATCAAAGAACGCCTTTACGGAATGCGCCAGGTAGTTGATGGGATCACTACTTCCAGCTAGCGCAAGAGCGTCAAGACCTCCGTAGATACGGGTAAAGTCTCCAAAGCTTGTCAAGAGTTCGGGCCTGCTCACAAGAGCTTGTGAGCCGTCTGCTGCTTGCGCGACCGTCCCATTTGCCGTCGGAATCCATGGCGGCAATGCGCTGGTGGGCGTAGCCGCTACCGGTCCCGTGCGCGTCACTCCGACAAACCCGGTTGTCGTGGTGCCGACGCCTTCTATGGACGCGCCGCGAAAGCTCACCTCCTCCACGTAAACACCGGGTGCAAGATATTCAGCCATTCCTTTTCCTCTCCTGGATCACAGTGCGATCTGTACCGGTACGGCGGTTGCTACTCCTGCCTGTGCGGTCGCGGCTGTAGTCGAATTCTTCAATGTTGTAGTTGCGGGCGGGCTAATGAACGCGTCCGGATTGGGAATATAGTTTGGTCCCGCGGTTAACACCGAGGGGTCGAACGTCGCCAGCACGTTCACTGCTTTGCTGGTCGCGATCACTTCGGTAGTTCCCGCGCTTACCTTCGGCACCGGCACGGGCAGTAGTGCCTGACCCCGCGCATCAGCAAGACCCGTAGCAAGAATCTTTGACGTAGCTGGATCCTGCGCTTGCACAAGCGTCCACGGCAGCGGCTGCTTGCTGGCGTCACTGGAAGTCACCGTCACGTACAGGCTCGCCCAGGAGTCACGCACGCTTGCAGCCGGCGAGAGATACAGAGCAACTTTCTGCGCCTGAAGAACACTGCCGGGATCGCTCGCCGGCAACGTTGTGCTGCGCGGAACAACAACCGAAGCGAGCCTAGGTAAGTACTGCCCCGCAGGATCTTGCACGCGGAGCGTTAGGTTTGTCGAGGCGGGAACAGCCTGCCCGCCTATATCGAACGTGTTCGAATAGGCATGGAAGCCGGGTGCATCCAGCAACACGTAAATGCCAGAGGCACTGCGCGCGATGAACGTCCCGTACGCACTCACTTGGAGCGCACTGGTTACAGTGATTCCCGTGAGCGCATCTGTGATGCGAATGGCTGCCAGAAATCTGCGGTCCCAGTTTTCGACGGTGCTCATGACGGCACGCCCAAGCCGTAGCTGATTCTGGTTGCAATCACCGGCGCTCCGTCAGCGTCTGCCACATCCAGGCGAACGGGTCGCGCAGTGTAAGCAATGCTTAGCCTGAACTTCGGAGCGATCGCATCCCAGATACGCATAATGTCTTCGAGCGACAGGTTCGCGGGTACTACCTGCAATGTTTCGTCAGCGCCCCATTGACTCTGGCCGTCAATCAAAGAGCTGTCCAGAATCGGATTCGATTGAAGTGTCTGCATCACCCAACCCAGCACCGTTTGTTCATCGTCGGCGCTGCTTCCCCAATAAGTGACCAAGTAATGCAAATCCAGACTTAGGACCGCCTTCTTGCCCGGCACATCCAGTAATCGCGCATGCGGGCGTACCTGTTCATCGACCGTGATTCGGTGGAGAAACAGGGACAACGTCTTATCGAAGGGCTGGCTGTCTTCCGTCGCTAGATCCTGGCTGGATATGACCCGAAACTGAACCTGAGTGCCTGCGGAAATGCTGGTATCCGCGCGGAAAGACAGGTCCAAGAACGTGCTGATGGCCTTACCTACTGCCGAGATTGCTCGATAATTGGCCATCAGTTGCCTGCCGCCTGCTTGAGGAACGTTTCGATTTGGTCCAGGTACATCTCGTTCAATCCGAATGTTTCTACGCCAGCACCAGTTCTAAACACGAGAAGCCAGTTCCTTGCGACGAGCTCTTGCAAGGCTTGCGCAAACATGTTTTGAGGAACGTTGACGCCTTTCGGACCAACCCACCACATGTAAATGCCCTCGGCCGTGTCCCGCGCTCGCCGATGCTCCAAAAGGTACTGCAAGACGACGCACTCGACTCTGTCGCGCTCACGTTCGTCGGCAATAGAAGCCAATTGGGCCCGGCTCGCAATCGAACATGGGTTAGGCACGCGATACGCCAAGTCGATTCTGGACTAATTCCAACGGCTTACAGCCGGTAAGTGCCGGTAGCTGCGGCACAACGACCGCATCACCGTTCATGTTTTATCCATCAGCCGCCCTCACTGGGAGCCAAGAAGCGCTGCGGGACGAATGCCGCATCGCTGCGGCAGAAAGGCCGCAGTGCGGCTCGACACACGTGTAAGTGGCAGCTCCCCTGTCTGGGTCAACTAGGCCGACGCTTTCGAGCGTGTGGGTTGACTAAGTTGGTGTTTCTTAAGCAGCCGCTGGAAGCTGCGACGATCTTTTCCGGCAGCTTTCGCCGCATGCGTCACATTGCCACCATGCGACCGCAAAATACCTTCCAGATAGGTACGTTCGAAGTCACCTACGACACGTAACTTAGCAGTCACTAAGTCCTTTGCAGTCGAACCAGCACGAGTAGAAGTTGTTGCTTCGGGTAGCTGAAGATCCTCCGGCTCTACAATGCAGCCATTGCTAAGCAGGACCGCCCGCTGAACAGCGGCTTGTAATTCCCGCACATTGCCCGGCCAATCGTGCTGCCGCAAAGAAAGGACCGCTTCATCGGACAAGCGCATCGTGGGCGTTCCGTATCGTTCCAGAAAGTACTCTGCCAGCAGAATGACGTCCTCGCCGCGCTCCCGCAACGGAGGCACGGTGACCCGGAGGATGTTCAATCGGTGAAAGAGATCTTCACGAAACATTCCCGCTCGCACACGCTCACGCAGATTCGCGTTACTCGCCGCCACAATGCGCGCTTGCACGTGCAGCATCTTCGTCGATCCGACCGCGCGGTACTCGCCTTCTTGTAATATCCGCAGCAGCTTCACTTGCGCAGCGGGACTCAAAGCATCAATTTCATCGAGGAACAAGGTTCCGTCTTCTGCAAAACGGATTAGGCCTTCGTTTGCCGAGCGTGCATCTGTGTAGGCGCCTTTCACATGGCCGAACAACTCGCTCTCAATGAGGTGTTCGGGCAAGGCGCCGCAATTCAACGGAACGAACGGACTGGCTTGACGCGCGCCGAGATAATGAAGGGCTCGCGCAAATAACTCCTTCCCTGTCCCGGTTTCCCCTTCAATCAAGCACGTCGCATCGAGCTTTGCGACGGCGTTCAAGAGTGACTTTGCTTTGAGAAACACCTCGGAGTCGCCAAGCAAAGGAACAGTGATGTCGGTCGTCTTGCCGAGACGTCGAGTTGTCCTGTTAAACGAATTTTGGCGTTGCTGAATGACCCTGTGAACGCGAAGGATAACATCTATGTCCGAAAAAGGATGGAGAAGATAATCCGATAAGTCGCTGAAGGACTTCGGTAGTACCGTCAGGCAGTCCAACCGATTTACTATCGCCAGTAGTGGCGTATCTGGAAACGATTGCAGCAGTTGTTCCACATCGCGAGCGATTTCAGATGCACCGGCGCCCAGCAACAGGGACGCAACCGGCGTCTCGCCAGCCATGCGAGCCATCTCTGGTCCATTCATGACCTTCTTACAAGGCAGGCGCAGTCCAGTCTGGAGCGTTGTCGCAAGTCGATCGCACTCAGCGCGTGTGCTCGCGTCGACATGGTTACTTACGATCAAGATGAACGGCAACGACACAGCGCCTCCGCGCCCGTATGTAAGTTACAGAGCACAGCCGTTTCCAAAAAAACTGTGCTGATCCGGAAAAAATACCTCCGAATTTCCTAAAAGTCAACTTGTTCGGCGTAAGTCGTTGAACATGGCGACAGTATGACTTGCTAGCCCGACTTTTCCCAGAGACGCGTCCCTTGTACGCGGTGTCGGCACGCGAGCTAGCGGCGTGCAAGAAATCTCACGTATCGGAGCGATAAGCGCATGCACCGGCGCGGGCCGACCATGCCGGTCAGATCCGCTTTATAAAGGCCTGAGATTTTTGTGCGATCTATTGAGGGCTTTCAGCACGCCCGCTAAATGACGGGCGCGGCTTACGGAGTAACGAGTACGTTGCTCGATTCCTGGCCGGTTTTCCCATCCGTGTACATCAACAAGAGACCTGTCTGTGAAGGCGAGTTACCGTTGTACGGGCTGCTCGGGAACACGGTCACGTTTGCTGTCGATCCCGACGGGACGACGAGAGAGGCGGGAACCGGGAACACGGTCGGCGAGTCCAACTCGTACTGCATTCCCGCGATCAGATCGGTCAAGTTGCCTGTGAAATAGTTATCGAATGCGGCCACGTCGAATATGAACGGCGCATTGGTCGTGACTTGCCGGCCCGAGGTGGCGCTCGATAGAGCGCTCAAGGGAACTGTAAGGATCACGTTCGCCGAATCCAGATCGGCGACTGTATAGAAGTACGGGCCGGAAACCGTCCCGGCCGCCTCATCGACCACGAAAACACCGTTTTGTCCGCTGGATGCTGTTCGGGTCGTTTCTAAGCCGATATCTGCATTGAAGACATCAAAATCCGGTGTTCCGCTCCCGGTGACGTCGATAAAAACATCGAATTCGGCCGGCACATCCGGATGGGATCTTTGACCGAATGTGTTAATGGCGAATTGGACGCCATAAGCGGGGCTCGTCGAACATGCGCTAATACAGACGAGTCGCACGCCGACCGCTTGCAAATTGATCACGGCATAGTCGCTTCCTGGCGCGGGCAGAACGGAAGCGGGGAACTGCGTTCCTGTTCCGGTGAGCGAAAACAAATTAACCGTACCTGGCAAAGATGAAGGAGTATTGGAAAGCGGGAGCATTTGAGGAGTGCCACCTAGAGCGATGGCCGAAACCGCCGGCAAGACGTTGGCAGCGTGGTGCGGCAGGATGTGCCATGGCAGGTGAACGCTGTCGCTCCCGCTTACAAAAGTTAATTGCCCCGCATATTCCACGGTGTTCAAAAGCTCCCCATTACCGCCATTCGACCCGCCATTCAGGGTCCAAGCGGGCAATGAAGCAGCGTTCACGGTCAAAGACAGCACAAAGCTGGCGCTACTGTTCGCGGGTACAAACACGCTCGAAGGAAACGAAAGCGTGACGCCGGTCGTATTGGGCGCATCGCGATACGTGTTCGTAGCGGAATAAATCCGTGCCGTGTTGCTATAGTTGCGCAAAATGACTTTTTTCTTGAAGGTTTGATTTACGTTCAAGCGATACGTGCCGAACGAGAGGCTTACGGCCAGCGGATCGCTGGCGTCCCAAGCTGCAGTCGAGGAGGCGACGGCTTGATTGATCCGCAGCTCACCGGCGCCCGCGCGGCTTAAGGGCGCCAGCACTCCGGGTTGCGTCGAGGAGTTCTGATGAACGGTAGCGTTGGAGTTCTCCATGAGCAACGCTTTAATGTCCAACGGTGTGAGCGTATGGTTCTGCGAAAGCAGGAGCGCGGCAGAGCCGGCCGTCAAGGGGCAAGCGAAGGACGTTCCACTCTCGGTTATCTGACCGGTCCCACTTCCGACCGCGGCCCCCGTCACTGTACCAGGAGCGCTCATATCCGGCTTCAGCATGTTGTAGCTGTAATTCGGTCCGCGGGACGAGTAACTGGCGATATCACCTGCGAGAGATATAGCGTCGTTCGGACTGATCGTAGCGTTTACGGTCGAACCGCCGCTAATTGCGGTCTTGATCGTATTGCTGTAGCTCTGAATGATGACGAGGGAAGGCACGAATTGCGTGCCGCCCCCATTCGAGAAAGTGATCGCATCGCCTGGCGCCACCAATCCAATCAACACCCCGATCGCCCCTGCCCGTGCCGCCGCGTCAATTTTCAGACTTACAGCGCATGCGCCGCGATCGATGAGAGCGATCGCGCCGGACGGGTTCGCGAGATAAGGATCGGCGGGAGAACCAGGATTGATGCTCCCTGCCGGACAGCCGCGCCCGATGTACACGACATTTCCTGTTACGGTGGTGTTTACCGGCGCGAAGCTCAGTGTGGCGGTATTGGTATAGGTTCCGGCTATGTTCGCGGGCGAGTTGATGACGAGTGGTATGGCGGTCGCGCTGACACCCTGTGTCGCGGCAAGAGCCAGAACTTCTGGCGTCGACGCGGGGTGGGCAATGATATACGGAATGTCTCCGTCATTGCCGGCCGATACGACGCTGACTACGCCAAAATTGACGATATCGGTAAAGCTCTCGCTGACGTCGTCTTCGCGCATGCCGAACGATCCGCCAATGGACATGCTGATGACATCAACAGCATCGCTTATGGTTCCCGTATGGTTTGGATCGAGTGCAAAATCGAGCCCCTCGGACATGGCGAGGCCGCTGCAGGCAGAGGAGACCGAGCTGCAAACCTTTACAGCGTAGAGTTGTGCGCCGGGAGCGGTGCCGACGTGCAGGCCATCGTTGCTGCGTCCGCCCGCGGTATCGGCAGTCAGTGTGCCGTGACCGTTGAGATCGATGGGATTGGGATCGGGTTGCAGTGGTCCGTTGGGCCACACCTCACCGGTGAAATCATAACCGCCGACTACTTTGCTTGTTGGAAAAAGGTTTGGCGGAGGAGTGCTTGACGCATCTGCCTTGGCGATGTTGTAATCGGCGACGTTGCCGGATCCTCCCAGATTATAGTGCGTGTAGTCGATGCCGGTGTCGAGCATGGCAATCCGAATGCCCTGGCCAGTAATGCCGTTGTTCTGAACAGCCGTGGCGCCGATGTACGACAGTGTGTCCGCGAGCGAAATCTGGTAGTTATTCAGCGGCCGCACGGCCACAACGCCCGCGAGGTTCTTGAGGTTAGTCAGTTGGCGGGCGTCGATTGAGACATATAGCGCATTGTGACTGATGCTGACGCGGCCGATTTCCGTACCGCCCAGCAAACCGATTTGCGCCATAAGCGCGTTTTGCTTCTGATTCAGTTGCGCTAAGTACGCGCGCTGCTGAGCTGCGGACATGGAACTACCGTTCTGTTTTGCATTCGCGCCCACAGCGACGACGAGCGGGGGATCCTGCAGCTTAATGCCGACCTCAACAACGCCAGTCAGAGGGACACTTCCTCCACTGGTGTAAATCGCGCGCTGAGAAGAAACGGAAGGCGCCCCAACGTTTTGCGCCGGCGCGGGAAAGGCGTAGGCGCTCACGTCGGGTAGTTGCGGACGAGTCTGGGCAGAAAGTCCGGGGTAGAGCAGGAAAATTGCGACCACAGCATTTTGGAACGAAAGAGTCAAGGCTCCTCCAACTGGTTAGGGGTTGTATCGATCTAATCCTCATTTGGGTGAAAAGTCAACTAGTACTCGGCAACCTCAGTACTCCGTTGTATTTTCTGATAATCTCGTTTATCGTTAGCTTTCAGCTTCGAGCTCCGGAGGAACGATTGTGTTCACAAAATTAGCGATCATTGCCGCGTTGTGTCTCGGGGTGGCTTATGCGGACGTGGTTACCGCGACGAACGCTGGACCACTCATCTCCAGTTCAGAAGATTTGAGCGGCCATTACTTGAACGGCATTGTCGGCGCGCTCACAACCAGCTCCGATAGCTCGAAGTATCCGGATTTTGAGAGCGTCTTTCGCATTACCATTCAGGACTACCAGGCATTCTCGGCGGAAACGGTTCCCGTCGGCGCGCACGGCATTGCTGACACGGATCTGTTTCTCTTCGATTCGAGCGGGAACGGCGTTTACATGAACGACGATATCTCGGGGAGCAACACGCTCTCCTGCCTGCCCTCGGCCGGCGCTGGAACTCCCTGCCCCACGCCTCGTAATGGCGCGGGACCTACTGCCGATGGCATTTATTATCTGGCGATTGCGATCGGCGCCAATTATCCGGTGGACAGTTCCAGTAATGAGCTCTTTAATCCAACGCTTTTGACGGATGTTGTGGGGCCGACAGGCGGAGTGGGGGCGTTCGCCGGCTGGGACGACAACGCATTTTCGAACCCCAATTTCGATCAAATCTACTACGACATCGTGCTCACCGGTACCACGCCGGAACCGGCGACGTATTTACTCATAGCAGCACCGCTCGCCGCTTTGCTCGTTTGGCGGAGACGCCAGCGACCGCAGTAG